ACCTTTAGACATGCCTGGTGCTAGTAATGAAGATGTATCCTCAAACTCGCCAAGAAAATTTTCAGAATTTTATGGAGTTGATTTTGGATCTACTGGAATGCCTACTGAAGGTAAAATTGCAATTAAAGGAGATGCGCTATAAATGGGACAATTATCAAAAGATGCAATACAAGCTATAGATGGTAAACTATTCTTTATACCATCTGGTTCAACAACGATAGGTGTATCACAAAGTATAAATTCTGTGGCACAACATTACGTGGTAACCATGTCTGGGGCATCGTTATCTCAAAGCGTGTTAGCTCCCGCGGCGGCAACAGCATCATTTTGGTATTTCAGAACTCCAGATGTCCATTCTTTCAAAGTGTTTTATCAGAATTCAAATCGTACAAGTGTTGAACCTACCGGTAGTATTTTTGGATTACGAGATACACCGAACGTTAAAAATAATACAGTTTCTGGCTCTGCAGTGCGAGTTGTATTACCAATGGGAATTTCTGGATCTGTGATAACTAAACGTACCATTGCTGCATTGCGCGCACATTCATTTACAACAAATCGATTATCAATTTCCGCATCAGGATTTTTTACAACATCATTTGGACAAGGTCAAAATTTAGCATCTGGCTCCGGATTTAATACATATCTACATATTATCAATTCAATTACCGGTGCACCAATTGCTGATGATATCAATTTTAGTCATATGTCTGGCTCATCAATTTCATATTGTGTACGTGTGAGTGGTTCTGGAGCATTAAGGGGTCTTGCATCAGAAGGTACACCTGATACTGGTAGTGCCACTGCTCGAATAAGTTTACTTGATAATAAGAAAGATGCATTAGAATTTGATCTACCAAGTTCTTCATCCTTTCAAAGAGTTGTAGATGGATTTTACGCTGTAAATGTATCAAATTCAACAACTGGATCGGGTATATCCATACATGGCGGCTCGCCTATAACATATGGACAACCTTTACCAAATTCTCCTTATATAAAAACAAATGGTGGTTTTGATATATTAATGGATAACGCAAATTCTCATGAGAATTCCGCATTCAGAGTATTTAAAGATACAGGACTTGCCGGCATTAATCCGGGAGTGGAATTATTGCATTTAGATAATGATGGTAATTTAACAGTTAATGGTACCATAAGTAATGCTAGCGGAAGTATTGATGGTGGTTCTTTCTAATACTAATATTTATATAAAAGGATTCTAACATGTTAGGAGAATGGTTAGCAGATCAGGTTATATCTGAACAAAACATTAAAACAATTATTGTAATTTATCCAGGCCGATTTCAGCCAATGGGTCAACATCATGCTGCTACATATAAAAAATTAGCTGCAAAATTTGGACAATCTAACACATTTATTGCCACATCTGACAAAGTTAAATTGCCTAAATCTCCTTTAAATTTCAAAGAAAAACGTAAAATAATTTATAAACATGGAATTGGAAATGTTGTACAAGTAAAGAATCCTTATCAAGCAACAGAGATTACCAGTAAATATGATCCGGAAACTACTGCAGTATTATTTGCAGTAGGTGCAAAAGATATGAAAGAAGATCCACGATTTCGTATAGGAACTAAAAAAGATGGATCTCCTGGATATTTTCAATCATATAAAGATAATAAAAATGCGTTACAACCATTTACAAAACATGGATATTTAGTTGTAGCACCGCATGTTGATATACAAATTCCTGGTTATGGTGAAATGTCTGGAACCACATTACGTCAAGTATTGGCAACCGCAGATCCTGATACATTCGAAGATGTTATGGGGTTTTACGATGAAAATATTTATAACATGTTACGTGATAAATTTTCAGCTTTAAAAACAGAAGCCATTGAATCTTTTTTAAGTGAAGGAAGTAATGTAGCTGGATTAGGAAAAGCTGTTGTGGATGATGGACCAAGATATTATTATGGAAATCAAGCCACATATCGAAAAAAATCTGCAGAGATGGCTAAACGGTTAGGATATGAAGTACTTAACTATATAGTTAAAGATAATCCAATTGAAATACATAATACCGATTATCCGGATGGACCTCCATTAACAGTATCTTATTTTCCAACAGGAGTAAAAGGAGGAGATTTTGCTGGTACAGATTATTTAAAAAATTATAAAGGTAATCCTGCTTATAAGATTTGGCAAAAATATATTACACGCATTGCAAAAACAACTGGATATAAATTTTTAGACTTTTTAGGTGCAGAACTTTCTATAGATTCTAGTAAAGAAGAAAAATTAGGAAAAGAAACAAATACATTACGAGAAGATGTAAATTTACCAATTAATATAGGTGATACTGTAATGATGGGTCGATTTAAAAATAAAAAAGTAGTTGTGAAAACAATTGGTTGGAGTGAAAAGGGTGATTTATTAATAAATGGAAGGCCGGCAATGAAATTACGTATACCGCCAAAAGAACAAGAATTAACAAAAGAATGGTGGAGCGCGCAGTTAGGAGAATTATTAACTGAGGCTAAAGCAAATACGCATTTAACTCATTTAGAAGAATTGATATTAACTCAAGGAGCTCAAGGATATAAAACTGCTAGATCATTTATAATAGAGTTGTTAAAAAACTTAAAAGGTAATTCAGATTCAAAAATTGATACAACTGTTAAATGGGACGGGGCTCCTGCAGTGTTTGCTGGTATTAATCCAGAAAACGGAAAGTTTTTTGTAGGAACAAAATCTGTAATGAATAAAGTTCCTAAGATTAATTATACAATGGATGATATACAACTAAATCACGGTGAAGCTCCTGGCCTAGCAGTTAAATTAAGACACGCATTAAAACATCTTCCATCATTGGGTATAAAAAATATATTGCAAGGCGATTTCATGTTTGATGAAAGTATGGTTAAAACGACAAATATAGATGGTAAACCTCATTTATCGTTTAGACCAAATACTATAACATACGCTGTAGAGTCAGATTCTAACATAGGTAGAGAAGTCGCGGCCGCAAAAATAGGTATAGTGTTTCATACAACATATAACAATGGATTACAAGGAGGTGCAACATTTGGAGCTGATGTAAGCGGATTAAGACGTAATCCTAATATTTGGTTTGATGATGCATATTTTAAAGATACTACTGGTATAGTAAAATTAACCGCATCAGAAGCAAAAGAAGTTGCTGCATTAATTAAAAAAGCAGATTCAATAAAAATAGATTATGATAATCTTCCAAGTGCAGAACTAAACATTTATCTTAATGCAGAAATAAAAACCGGACAATTTGTTGATAATGCGGCTATATCGTTCAAAGCATTTCAGAAATGGTTAGAACAACGCATTGATAAAAAGATTGCAAAATTAAAATCAGACCGCGGTATAGAAAAAGCCACATTAGCTAAACAACAAAGAATGGCAGTGTTTAATGAAAGAAAACAAGATATTTTAAATATATTTAGAGTATCTAAATTACTAGCAGAAGCCAAATTGATTTTTGTTAGAAAATATAATAATGCAATATCAATTACAAAACATTTTAAAGATGATGGCAAAGGTGGATTAGCAGTTACAGCCCCAGAAGGATATGTGGCAGTTGATCGAATTGGCCAAGGAGTTAAATTTGTAGATCGAATAGAATTTAGTAGAGCTAACTTTGCAATGGATAAAGGTTTTACTAAGTAACATTTGTATATTTATATAAAATATAATAAAGGACATTATGAAAGAATCAATTTTAAGAGAAACTATACGAAAAGAAATTCGTAAATCTTTAAAAGAAGTGGATGTAACCGGTAGAGCAGAAACTGGTATATCACGTTTAGAAAAACAACCTGGTATCAAAATGTTGAAAACGGCATTATCATCAGGTACACCTAAACAACAAGCAGCTGGATTACTTAAAGTAATTAACTTGGTATCCGGAGGCGCTAGAGCAGTTAAAAGTCAATTAATTCAAATGTTACAACAAGGTGGTTTAGGAACAGAAGAACCTGCTCCAGAAGCACCAGTAGCAGAAGCAAATAAATTTCAAATGGGAAAAAAGAGAACTTCTGGATTACAACAAAAAGATTTAGGTGGAGCTGCTGATATAAAAAGGGCATCTGGCATGTTTGCTGATATTGCAAAATTAGATGATAAAAAGAAAGCAAAGGCTTTAGCATATTTAATAAAACAGGCCGGCGTTGATAAAGAAACTTTTGTAAAGTATTTCCAAAGAATTAAAACTGGTTTAGGTCAATTAAGATAATATGTCAAGTAAGTTACAAAATATAAAAGCTGTGAATGAATTACTAGCTGGGACACATAAATCTCAAACTAGAAAATCAATTTACACAGGTACTACAAAAACAGAAATACCAGAAGATGATATCTTAGAACGGTTTGATAATGGTAAACCAAAGATTTGGATTGAAACATCAGCCACCGGAATTCGAACTCGAGTTACTCAACACGACGGATTTAAATCACGTGAACCCGAAAATTCCATTTTAAAAACAGTGCAAGACACATTATCAGTTCCAGAAAAATGTCCTAAATGTGATACTGAAATGCGTAATCATGAAAAACGTTTAAATTTTAAATTTTGGTTTAAACGTAAAATGTGTTTTGGATGTGTACTAACTGAAGAACGTCGTATTAAAGTTCAAGGAAAAGATGCATGGAAAGAATATGAAAATAAAATAATGTCAGCAAATGCAGAAGCGTGGTTCAAAGACACTGATAAAGAAGTTGAAATATTAAAACAATCTGTTACAGAAACAGTTTGGGGTAATGCGGATGGCGAACGTGGTGAAGTAGATATTTCATCCACTATTGATCGTATTGAAACAGATTATAAAAAATTAAAAGAAACAATTAGAAATCAATTTACGGAGAATCCTGATGGCAAAAAATAGATCATTAAATAAAATTGGAAAAGATTTTGATAAATTAGTTGCAGACATGAAAAAAATGGCCGGCCAATATGCAAAGGCAGATGGCGCTAAAAAACAGCAAATGATTTCTAAATTAAAACAAATGACTAAAAAGAAAAAACAATTACAAGCAGAAATGGAATCTGCCGTAAGCGCCGCAGATAAAGATGCGGAATTGCAAATTGATGAAATGACAAAATTAATTAGATCAGAAGTTACTAAATTAATGAAAGAACAATATGGGTATATTGAATAAAATATTTTCAGGTGGAGCTTCGGAATTAGTAGAAGGAGTTGGTGGAGTATTAGATAATTTAACAACTACTAAAGCTGAAAAATTAGAAGCAAAACGTAAAATGAAAGAATTAATTGCCAACCATGAAGCAAAGATGGAGCAAAATATTACCGATCGATGGTCAGCTGATATGAATTCTGACTCTTGGTTATCAAAAAATGTTAGACCTTTAGTATTGGTATTTTTAGTTGTATCAACCGTATTAATGATTTTTATAGATGCTGGAACAATTGCATTTGAAGTTGAACAAAAATGGACAGATCTTTTACAACTAGTTCTTATTACTGTCATTGGTGCCTACTTCGGCGGCCGTACTATGGAAAAAAGAGTTAAGAAATAATTTGTAATATTGCAAATAATTTATTATATTAAACGTAATGGCAGTTAAAAAATCTCTTAAGCAAATTATTAGTGACGAATACAAACGATGTTCGCAGGATCCGATACATTTCATGCGTAAATATTGCATTATCCAACATCCTACTAAAGGTAAAATGTTGTTTAACTTATATCCATTTCAAGAAGATTCATTAACTCAACTTAAAGAAAACCGATATAATATTATATTAAAATCACGTCAATTAGGTATATCAACATTAACTGCTGGATATGCTTTATGGAGAATGATATTTCGATCAGATTTCAATGTACTAGTAATTGCAACAAAACAAGACGTTGCAAAAAATCTTGTAACTAAAGTTCGAGTAATGAATGAAAATTTACCTAACTGGTTAAAAGGTAAAACGTTAGAAGATAATAAATTATCATTAAGATATGCAAATGGATCTCAAATAAAGGCAATATCATCTAAAGGTGATGCCGGTCGTTCAGAAGCATTATCATTATTAATTTTTGATGAAGCAGCCTTTATTGACCGCATTGATGAAATATGGACCGCAGCACAACAAACATTAGCCACCGGTGGTGATTGTATTGCATTATCAACTCCGAATGGGGTAGGTAACTGGTTTCATAGAATGTGGGTAGATGCGGAAGCAGGTGGAGAATTTAATACAATAAAATTGCATTGGACAGTACATCCAGACCGAGATGAAGCTTGGCGTGAAAAACAAACTTTGTTATTAGGAGAAAAGGGAGCTGCTCAAGAATGTGATTGCGATTTTATATCATCAGGTCATACCGTAGTCGATGGTGCAATATTACAATGGTACGCAGATACTCACGTTAAAGATCCAGTTGAAAAAAGAGGTATGGATTCTAATTTCTGGATATGGGAATATGCTGATTATAACAAAAATTATATGGTAGTAGCTGACGTCGCGAGAGGCGATTCCACGGATTATTCAGCCTTTCATGTATTTGATACTGAAACATGTCATCAAGTTGCAGAATATAAAGGTAAAATTGGTACTACCGAATATGGTAATATGTTAATTGCAGTTGCAACAGAATATAACAATGCATTGCTAGTTATTGAAAATGCAAATATTGGCTGGGCATCAATTCAAGTTGCGTTAGATAAAGGATATTCAAATTTATATTATTCGTATAAACAAGATGGATATGTGGATGAAGATGTACATTTACGTAAAGGTTATGAT